AGAACTGCTAGCGGTACGTTAGAAGTTAAGGAGGACGATAAAGGCCTTTACTATCGTTTTGAGATGCCTAACACTAGCTACGGTAACGACTTACTGGAGCTATACAAAAGAGGAGACTTAACACAGTCAAGTTTTGGCTTTACTGTAGATAAAGATAGCTGGCGCCTAGAGGACGGCCAGCACGTAAGATATATAGAGAGCGTAAGCTCTTTATTTGATGTAAGCCCGGTAGTTTACCCTGCTTACACAGCAGCCTCAAGCGGACTACGCAGCGCCGAGCCTAACGGCGAAGGCGAAGCGGAGGAAGCGAGAGAGAAAACGGAGAAGGAAGTAAATTACACTATTTACGAAAATTTAATTAAACTAGCTTTAAACGATGAATGCTAAACAAATGCGCGAAAAGCGCGGCGCTCTTAACGAGCAAATGAAAGGTATGGTAGCGGCTGCTAAAGCAGAGGCCCGCGAACTTACCAAAGAAGAAAGCGTACAATTCGACGCAATGTACGCAGAGCAAGAAGAACTACGCGACAATATCAAGCGCGTTGAGAACTTGGAAAACTTAACTAAAGAACTAGCTTCTAAAGCTGACGAGGTACGCGAAAGCGCAGCTCCTGCTAAAGTAGAAGCTCGCGACGCTTTTAACGCTTACTTACGTAAGGGTATTAACGGCCTAAACGCTGGAGAGGCTAGAGCTATTCAAGAGCTACGCGCTGCGGGTGCAGATGCTGCTAACGTATCTAACGTAGACGCTAACGGCGGTTTCTTAGTACCGGAAAATTGGAGCGACTTTGTAAGCGCTACCGAGTTATTTAAATCGGACATTGAGAAAGTAGCTACTGTTTTGCGTACTTCTAACGGTCAGCCTTTCAACTTGCCTGCAACTGATGACACCGGCGTAGTAGCTGCTATCTTAGGACAAGCTACAGCGGTTACTCGTAAGGATATGGAATTCACAAACGTTAAGTTTGATCCGTTTACTTACTCTTCGGGATTGGTACAAGTATCAAACCAGTTAATGAGCGATAACGCTTTTGACCTTTCTAGCTTTGTAGGTAACTTGCTAGCACAGCGTTTAAACCGCGGTATTAACGGTGGTTTAACTACGGGTGCAGGAGATGCTAATGCTCCTCAAGGTATTGTAACTGGATCAAGCGAAGGTAAGGCCGCAGGTAATCCAACTTCTATATCTATCACGGAAGTAATGGACCTTTTCTACTCGGTAGATGCTTCTTACCGTAACGCTCCGGGCGCTGGGTTTATGATGAACTCTACTACAGCTAAAGCTATTAGAGTTTTAGGATTCGGGCAGACAAACGACTTCCCTGCTTACGTTCCAGGAATGAGCGTAGGAGAGCCGGATATGTTATTTGGTAAGCCAGTCTACATTAATGAGGATATGGCTTCTATTGCTGCTTCAGCTAAAACTATCTTATTTGGAGATCTTTCGCAGTACTACGTACACGAAGCAGGAGGCGTACAAATCTTACGCTTAAACGAGCGTTACGCTGACGAGTTAAGTACTGGCTTTATCGGCTACCGTAGAATTGACGGTAACGTATTACAGTCAAGCGCTATTAAGCACTTAGTACAATCAGCTTAATAATTGGTAAGCTAATGAAGGTTATATTTAACCAAGCTATAGCAGGGGTAGACCTCTACTACGCCCAAGGGCAAGTAGTAGAGCTACCCGCTGCGGTAGCTAAAAGATACATAGAGCAAGATATTTGTTCTATAGTAGAAGAAAAAAAAGTAGCTAAAGCTGAAAGAGCAGTAAGCAAAAAGACCACAAAAAGAACAACCCGCAAAGCTAAGTAATGAGCTATAGTATAATTACCCCAGCAACTTTAAAGGCTTTAACCGTACAAGAGGTTAAGGACTATTTACGCGTAGACTCTAGCGACGAGGATACTCTACTAGGGGTACTTATAGACGCAGCTACGCAAATAGGCGAGCACTACTTAGGGCGGTTCTTATTGACTACGGTAATAGAAGAGTTTTACGACTTCTTCCCGGTGTATAAAACGGGAGTAGATCCGTTCCAAGGGGACAAAAATATAATCTATTTAAGTAGAGGACCAGTACAAAGCGTAGCTAGTGTTAAGTATGTAGACGGCAACGGAGACGAGCAAACAGTAAGCGCTAGCGATTACGCTACCGACTTAGTTAGCGAGCCTGCGCGTATAATGCCCGACCAAGGCTGGCAAGCTACAAAGGACACAGTAAACGCTGTTATTATTCGTTATACCTGCGGCTATACTCAAGCTTCGGACGTACCGGCTAACATTAAAGTAGCTTTACTTTTGATTATTGGCGAAATGTACGAGAAGCGAGTAGATAGCGTACACCGCTTACCAACAGCTAGCGAGCACTTGCTAAACCCTTATAGAGTTTTCCGCTTTGATTGATCCGGGTAAACTAGATAGACGTATAACGCTACGAAGTGCTAGCGTAAGTACGGACAGCTTCGGGCAGGCCGTACGCACGTATAGCGACCTGGGTAACGTATGGGCTAAAGTAGACTACCGCACAGTAAAGGAAGGAGAAGAAACTTCTAGACTTACTAGCGTTAATAAGGTCCGCTTTACGATTAGATACCGCAGCGACGTAGACGCTACCACTAAAATAAGCTGGGACGGCAATACCTACGAAATAGAGGGCGTAAGCTTAGAAGGTAGAGAGCGTTACTTGATCTTAGACACTACACTTAGGGACTAATGAAGGACGGCATTTACTTTGAGGTAGAAGGTTTAGAAAAGGCTTTAATGAAGCTAGAACGGTTAGCAGAAATAGACCGTAAGAAGGCTAGGCAATTTAAGGCCGGTATAAAGAAAGCAGCTAGACCAATGGTAAAAGCTGTTAAAGCTTCTATAACTAATTCTAAAAACAAAAAGGCGGTCACTAAAAGTATACAAACCAAGCGCGCTAAAGATCCTGCAAAGCGTAAGTACAAAGAAGTAACTTATAAAAGCGGTAACTTAAAAAGGTCTATAGGATTTATTCCTAGTAGAAAACGCGGAGCACTTTTAGGGTATGTAGGAGCTAGGACCGGTAAAAGAGCAGGTAAGACTTTCGACGGTTACTACGCAGCTATCGTAAACTATGGAATAGGAAGAGGTAAAGCTAAAGCAGAGCCGGACAAAAAGAATAACATAGACTACGCAGAGAAAGGCTTTAATAAAGCCGCAGCACAAACACAAGCACAGCTACTAAGAGAAGTACAAAAAATACTAAAGCAGAGCTTATACCAGCTCAGTAGATAATGAACGAAGGCAAAGCTATATATACTATTCTAACCGAGGACGCGGGAGTATCTGCGGTAGTAGGTACTAGAGTTTACCCACAAGTAGCAGCCCAAGGGGCCGCTTTTCCTTTTGTGGTATATGTGTTACAAGATAACACCCCTAGCGATACTAAAAGCGGGGTAAGCACTTTAGACGAAATACGCTACGACATAGTAGCAGCAGCGGAAACCTATAGCGCCTTATCAAGCCTTACGGAAAGAATACGCCTAGCTTTGGACCGTTACACGGGAACCGTTAGCGGCATAGTAGTAGACAGCATACAGTTTACGGAATTGGACGTAGATAATGATCCAGCTACGGAGACTTTCGTAAGCAGCTCGGAATACATTTTAAGAATCAAGCGATGAAAATAACACTAACAAAAAAAGTAACCTCTCCTAGTGGTAAGAAGCTAGCTAAAGGTCTAACTTTAACAGTAGTAAACGAATACGGCCAGGAGCTTATAGAAGCGGGAAAGGCTGTTAAATTTGGAGAGGAAGCCCCGGCAGAAGCTCCGCAAGTAATAGAAGAAGAACAAATAAATTTAAATTAAAATGGCAACTACTGGCATTATGAACGGAACCCTACTAGGGGTTTACTCAGCAAGCACTCTAATAGCTCACGCTACGGAGGGCTCTATTTCTCTCTCGATGGATACGAGAGACGCAACTACTAAGGACAGCTCCGGAACAAGAGACTTACTAGAGGCAACTAAAAGCGGTACTATTTCGGTATCTGCACTATACGCAGAAGATGCGGCTTACGGAGTGCAGGAACTTATGACAGCTTGGAGCGCACGTACTGCGCTTACTGTTAAGTTTTCTACTGAAGTAGTCGGAGACTACTACTGGTCTGCTTCAGCTTATATAACCTCTTTAGAAGTAAATTCTGGAATGGAGGACAATGTAAGCTACTCGGCTACGTTTGAGCTAACCGGCGCTATAACTTACGACCAAGTAGTTTAATAGTAAACACTAAACACACTTAAAGCAAATGGTTAAATACGTAGAAATAGGAGGCGAAGAAAGACCGGTAAAGTTTGGCTTCGCTGCTTTAATGGAATTTACCGAGGAGAACGGCTACACTATGGCCGACCTTGATAACCTCGGCGAAAATATGAAGCTAAAGGACGCACTCTTTTTAGTTTGGTGCGGTTTAAAGCACGGGGCTAGGGTAGAGAAAAAACCTTATAGCTATAGCATAGACGATATAGCGGACTGGCTGGACGAACAGCCCGAAGCTATGGAGAAAGTGCTTAACGTATTTAGCTCAAGCTTTGGAGCCTCGGAAGAGGAAAAAAAGTAAACGGGGCGCCGGGCAATAGCTCGGCAGCCCCTTTAACTTTTGACTACTACCAGGAGCTAGCCCTAGGGCAGTTAAACTGGACACCGGAAGCATTTTACAATGCTACGCCTAGAGAGTTAAATAATGCCTTAAAAGGCTTTTTTAATTTGTACGAAATAAACCAGCAGCAAAGCTGGGAACGGGAGCGCTGGAGTACTACTATACTAGTAAACCTAGAGCTACCAAAAAACAAAAAGATAAAGCCCCAAGATCTTACTGTATTTCCTTGGGAAAAGAAACACAAAGAAGCGAAGCTAAGTAAAGAACAAGCTAAAGCAATACTAAGCAAATGGCAAAAAAGAGCGTAGCGAGTACTAACGTAAGCATAGGCGCTAACCTTTCCGGGCTTAAAAGAGGTCTAAAGATAGCGGGTAACAGCCTTAAAAAGTTTGGGGCTCAAGCTAAACGTATAGGCGGTAACATTACTAGAAATGTTACTTTACCTTTTGCCGCAGCTGGCGCAGCCGGTGTAAAGATGGCTACGGACCTAGAGACTAGCTTTAGCAAAATAGAGAACCTTGTAGGTATTACGGGTAAGGCGCTAGACGATTTTAAGAATAGCGTAAAAGGCGTAAGCGCTGCAACGGGGCAAAGCCAGCAAGCACTAAGCGAGGCACTCTTTACGGTGGCCTCCGCAGGTCTACGAGGGGCAGAAGCTACCGAGGTATTAGAACGATCTGCTAAAGCTTCCGCTATTGGTTTAGGAGATACCCAACAAATAGCGCAAGCTTTAACGGGGGTACTACAAGCCTACAGCAAAGAAGGCCTAACGGCAGCGGAAGCTACCGACACTTTAACGGCTATAGTAAGGGAAGGTAACCTAGAAGCGGAAAGCCTAGCTCCTACCCTTGGGCGTATAGTGGGTATAGGTTCGCAGCTAGGTATAAGCTTCCAAGAGTTAGGCGCTAACATAGCGACCTTTACCCGTTTGGGTGTACCGGCAGAAGAAGCCGTAGTAGGTTTACGCGGTGTAATGACTAGTTTTTTAAAGCCTACTCAAGACGCTGAAAAGGCACTAGCTACGATAGGCTTAACTTCCGAGGACCTAAGAAACAAGGTAGGAGAAGAAGGCCTACAGTCTACGCTAGCTTTTCTTACCGAAAGCTTTAAAGGAAACGACGAAGCGCTAGTTAGCGTATTCGGAAATGTAAGAGCTCTTAGTACTGTATTGGGTACGGCGGGAGCCCAGGGCGAAGCCTACGCAGATGTACTAAACAACATTAGTAACGCTACCGGAATAGTAGACGACGGCTTTAAAAATGTAAGCCAAACAAGCGGCTTTAAATTCCAGCAAACGCTAAACAGTTTAAGAGACGCAGGTATAGAGCTAGGGGCTGCTTTACTGCCTTTAGTTACGAAAATAGCTAACTTCCTTACTAGAGCTATAAACGGCTTTAGAGATCTTAGCACCGAAACGAAAACTATAATACTAACGCTTACCGCTGTATTAGCGGCTAGCGGTCCTATAATGACGGCTATAGGTTTTATAGCTACTGCTATACCTATGATAATTAGCCCGGTGGGTTTAATTATAGCCGGAATAGTAGCAGCTACTTTTGCTGTTATAAAGTTTTGGGACGTTATACGTCCAATACTAGTAAAGACTATAAACTTTTTTATAGACCTCTATAACGAGAATATGCTTTTTAGAGCGGCTATAAATGCAGTTATACTAAGCTTTAAAAACTTTTGGACTATAGGAAGCGCTATTTTTAAATCGTTTACTAGCAGCGTAAAAGCTATTGCTAAGATACTTATAGGAGCGTTTACTTTTAATGCTGACAAAGTTAAAGAAGGTTTAAGCGACATTAAAGACGCTGCCTTCGGAGCTGTAGACGATATAGTAACCGGCATAAAAGATAACCTAGACACAGCCCTAGAAAACACCTTTACCCCTAAAGAAAAAATAGAATTTGTTACTGAGGAGGGACTACAAAAGGGAATAGACAATATAACCGAACCCGTAAAAAAAGCTTGGAAAAAGCTTACGGGTATGTTCACTTTTGCTGGTGGTGCAGGTACTAGTACACCTAGCACCACTACTACCGGAACTACTGAAGAGGAACCAGTAACCGAGGAGCAAGTAACTAATACCCAAGATAGGCTAAGTAAAATGGCTTTAGCTTGGCAGCAGTATAGCGTACAAGTACAAGCTAACGCAGAAATGGCCGCGCAAGCTATTACTAATATGGTAGATAGTATTATACACGAAGGTATAATGCGACTAGGCGAAAGCTTAATTACTGGACAGTCAGCTTTTGAGGGCTTCGGAGTATTTGTATTAGGAGCTTTTGCAAGCACAGCAGAGCAGCTAGGTAAGATGGCTCTTAGTATAGGTTTTACCGTAGACGCTATTAAAGCCGCTTTAGCAACTATGAGCGGACCGGTAGCAATAGCCGCAGGGGTAGCCCTTCTAGCTTTAGCGGGAGCTGCTAGGGGTAAGATGAAACAAATAGCAGCTAATAAAGACCAAGTAAAACTAGCGAAAGGGGGATTAGCCTATGGCGAAACTTTAGCAGTAGTCGGAGACAATCCAAACGCTAGAATGGATCCGGAGGTAATAGCGCCACTAAGTAAGCTGCAAGGTATGTTAGGCAAAGCCAACGGAGGAGCTGTAGAGGTGTACGGACGCATAAGCGGCCAGGACATACTCCTAAGCTCCGAGAAAGCAGGAAGAGTACGAACTAGATATAGAGGTTTTTAGTAGATGGGTTTAAGATTACAAAGCGAATTTCACAGCTCAACCAATAAGCTCTATAAAATAGAGATATACCAGGAAGGCTATAGCGCGGGTATTACTTCTTTTACGGTAGCTAGCGACGGCTTTACCTTGGAATACTCCGGAGAAACGGACGACATAGTAAGCCCTATTATTGGTTCTAGGTGTACGATAAACGCCTATAACGAAGTAGGGGCTTTCGATAGCTTTATAAATAAGCTAACCAATAGACAAGAGCACCTATTTTACGTTAAGATAAGTTTAGACAGCGGAACCGGTTATAAAACTTTTTGGACCGGTGTAGTTACTCAAGATCTTGTAAGCGAGCTAGACGAAAGTAAGCCGCGCATATTCCAAATAGTAGCTACGGATGGAATAGGCCTACTGGCTAACAAAGAATACCAAGAGCTAACAAACCAAACAGTAGAAGACTTTTTAGAAGATGCTGTAGGAGCTATAGGCTTAGACGAAATCTATGCAGCTACCGACACCTTTTACGCTACTGCTGTAAATGTTTGGGACATACAGCAAGTATACAGCGCTAGCACGGACGTTACTACTATTACTAGGTTTGATCCTAGGGTATACAGCTCTAAAGACGAAGACGGAACTATAACCTATTCTAATTACTTAGAAATACTTAAAGAGCTTTGTATAGCCTTTGGCGCTAGGTTCTACCAAAAGGACGGGGTTTACCATTTTGAGCAATACCTAGAAAGGACAAGCTCTAGCAGGACCGTATTTTATTATAGGTTCGACGGAGCCTTTT